GAGTTCGCTTTCGTTCCGAACCATGTTGCAGAGCAGTTCTTTGCATCTGTTTATCCTACTATTACTTCTGGTAAATCAACGAAAGTAATTATCATCTCCACTCCTAATGGTATGAACCACTTCTATAAGATGTGGGAAGATGCTAGGAATGGTAAGAATGGTTATACCACTAATGAAGTACACTGGTCTCAAGTTCCAGGCAGAGATGCTAAATGGAAAGAAGAGACGATGAAGAACACGTCCAAGAGACAGTTCGCACAGGAGTTTGAGTGCGATTTCCTTGGATCTGCTGATACATTAATATCACCAGCAAAACTACAATCTATCCCATTTGAAGATCCATTAATAAGCAATGCAGGACTTGACGTATACGAGCGAGTGCAAGAGAATCATGAATACATTATTACTGTGGACGTTGCCAGAGGAATTGGTGGCGACTATAGTGCTTTCATCGTGTTTGATATCACCACTCTCCCGTATAAAATTGTTGCCAAATACCGTGATAATGAGATTAAGCCTGTCATGTTTCCTTCAGTCATATTCCAAGTAGCAAAGGAATATAACTTACCTTATATACTTGTAGAAGTAAATGATATAGGAGATAGTATAGCAGCAACATTAAACTATGACCTTGAGTATCCTAACGTACTCATGTGTGCTATGAGAGGTAGAGCTGGTCAGATAGTAGGTCAAGGGTTCTCAGGTAACAAGACACAGTTAGGTGTTAAGATGAGCATCACTGTGAAGAAGCAAGGTTGTGCAAACCTCAAAGCAATTATAGAAGATGATAAGCTTACATTTAATGACTTTGAGATATTCCAAGAGTTGACTACGTTTGTACAAAAGAAACAAGCATGGGAAGCAGATGAAGGATACCATGATGACTTAGTAATGTGTATGGTTCTCTTTGCATGGTTGTGTATGCAGGACTTCTTTAAGGAATTGACTGACCATGATGTAAGAAGAAGGATATATGAAGAGCAGAGAAATCAGATTGAACAGGACATGGCTCCATTTGGATTCATAGATGATGGATTAGGTGATGATACCTTTGTAGATGCTGATGGAAACTTCTGGTATGGAGATACAGAGGAGTCTGTTACATACATGATGCCTGATTTATAATGGATCTCGAACAGCAGTTTGATCTAGAACATTTGCTGTTCAAGCAAAGAGCATGTAGAACATGTGGAAGAACTAAAGACTTACTTAATGATTACTATTTAATTCGTAAGAATAGAAGTAGACTTGCTTCATCGTATTCATATGAATGTAAATTGTGTACGATAGAAAGGGTAGTAAAAACCAGAAAGAGAAAGAGATATCAGGATGGTATCAAGGCAGGTGATTTCTATGAAGAACCTGTTGGATTTGATTACAGATACCCAGATTGGTGATGTTCATGCATTGTTTCCCCATTCAAGAGTTACTATTTTCTAAATAACTATAGACAATTTTAGCGATCATTTATCGGGAGTAACAAAGCATGGCAAGTCAAATCTCGCCTGGTGTTATCGTCAAGGAAAGAGACCTGACAACTGGAACAGTTGTTAACTCTGCAGCAACTAACGCAGCAGTAGTTTCAACATTTCAGAAAGGTCCAGTTGGCGAAATCACGCAGATCTCTTCACAGAGAGAATTAGTAGATACATTCGGTAGTCCAGGAGATTCAAACGCAGACGACTTCTTTGTCGCATCTGAATTTCTGAACTATGGTGGTCGTCTTGGTGTTGTTCGTGCAGAAACTGGAGCAGTTAACGCTGGTGCAGGTGCGATCATCAAAAACAAGGTAGACTACGAATCAAGAATTGAGCAAACCACTCCAGCATGGAAGTGGGCTGCTAGAACACCTGGTATATGGGGTAACGACTATGATGTTGTTATTGCTGACCGTGGTGCTGACCAATATGTTAAATTTGCTTCTGCCCCAGCTGGAATGAGTGCTGGTACAGACGTAACATTCTCTTCTGGTAAAGTTGGAGAAGTTCTTTCTTACGACTCTGTTACTTACGAAGCTGCTGTTATACTAAATGATCCTACAGTTCGTGTTACTGCTGCAGATACCCTCGATACTCCCGATGAGGGTCGTGTAACTGGAGTTGCAGTTGGAAATGCTGGTAGTGGATACACTACAGGAACAGGACTTGCAACAACAGGTGGTGGTGGTACTGGTGCTAAAGTAGACATCACAGTTTCTGTTGGTGTTCCTGCTACGGTTACCCTTGCTGCTGGTGGTTCAACTTATGGTGCTACTGGTACTAATGTTGGTACTACAGGTGGTACTGGATCTAACTTAACTGTTGATTTCACTTCTACAGGTGGTGTTATTGATGGTGTAACAATCAATACTGCTGGTACTGGTTATACAGTTGGAGATACTATCACAATTACTGGTGGTGGTAACAACGGAACCTTTACAATCGCTACTGTTAATGGTGCTATCACTGCTGTTGCTGTTGCAACTGATGGTGCTGGACTTGGATATGCTGTTTCAGATGCGTTGACTATTGTTCAAACTGGTGGTGCTGCTGGTACTGCAACAGTTTCAACAATCCAAGACTCAACAATCGCTGTTGAAGTTTCTGACTGGTGGACTAACACAAACACAGACGGTACTAAGAGTTCTGCTGATGATGGTAAGATTAAACTATCTGCTATCGGTCCTCGTCCTGGTTCTTCTGCATTCGCTACAAACTTAGGTTTGAGTTATGACGAAGTTCACGTTGGTGTTATAGAAAGATCAACAAAAACTGTTGTTGAAAGACTACAGTATCTTTCTAAGTTTACTGACGGTGTATCTGCTGAAGGTGCTTCTGCTTACTACCCAACAATTGTAAAAGAAGCTTCTAACTACATTTACTTTGGTTCACATAACACCGCAGCACATAATCCTACTACTGCTGGTGCTGGACTTGCTGCTGGTACTGCTGGTTCTGCTGGAACTTCAGGTCAGAAGTTACAACTCTTTGGTGTTGTACAAACTTCATTGACTAGTGGTACAGATGATTATGAATATACAGTTGGTGAATATACAACTGGTTTAGAACTCTTTAACGATAAAGAAACTGTTGATGTAGACTTCATCCTTATGGGTGGTTCAATGTCTACTGAGTCAGATACTAAGTTAAAGGCTGCTGCATGTATTACTACTGCTAACCTCAGAAAAGATGCTGTTGCATTCGTTTCTACACATAAGGGTAACCAAGTATCTGGTACATCAGCACTTACAAGAACTGCACAGAAGGACAACACAATTAACTTCTTCTCTGCTTTAAGTTCATCTTCATACGCAGTGTTTGATAGTGGTTATAAGTATTTCTATGATCGCTTCAACGATTCATATCGTTACATTCCTTGCAACGGTGACGTTGCTGGTTTATGTGTCGCAACTTCTGCAACACTTGATGACTGGTTCTCACCTGCTGGACTATCACGTGGTGGAGTTCGTAACGCTATTAAGTTAGCATACAACCCAACACAAGCAGATAGAGACGAGCTTTATCAGAACAGAATCAACCCAGTTGTTTCCTTCCCTGGTCAAGGCATCACTCTATTCGGTGATAAGACTGCATTATCCTCACCTTCTGCATTTGATAGAATCAATGTTAGAAGACTCTTCATCAATATTGAAGGAAGAGCAGAGGCACTTGCTAAGGCAGTTATCTTTGAGCAAAACGATGATACCACAAGACTTGGTTTCACCAATGCTCTAACTTCTTACCTCTCTGAGGTACAGTCAAGAAGGGGTATCACTGACTTCCAAGTTGTATGTGATACAACAAACAACACACCTAGTGTTATTGATCGTAACGAATTTGTTGCTGAAGTTTATGTTAAACCAACACGTTCTATTAACTACATTACATTATCATTCGTTGCTACACGTACTGGAGTTTCCTTCAGTGAAGTTGTAGGAAGGGCATAAATTAACCACAAACCGTAGGAAGGTAAAAGAAAATGGCTATTAACTCAAACGTATCTGAGTTTCTGCAGAAGATCAAACAGGGTGTTAAACCCAATATGTTCTTGGTCAACATTGCTTTCCCTGGCACTCTTGCCAAGGGAAACAATGATACAGACCTTACAAACATACTTTGCAAGTCTGCAGCACTCCCTGCATCTAACTTAGGTGTAATAGAAGTCCCATTCAGAGGACGCTCAGTAA